CACGATGTCCGAACTATGAATCTATCAGACCCCGGTGACGGTATGGTGTCGTTGCAAGACGCGGTGTCTACGACATTTATCGCACAGAATACCCCCGAAAAAAATATTGCCCAAAATAAAGGACCACCGATGGATTCGACTCCTATAAGCGATATAATGCCAGAGTTACCATTGGAACCACCGATGATGGATGATCCCCGCGCGCAACAGCCTATCGTGATGACTCAACCCATGGTCATGCAATCTCAGGGCGCGCAGCCCGCGCAGCAGCAGCAACAGGCGCAGAAGAAGAATCCTTTCAACTTGACAGACGAGCAATATCTTGCGGTGATCGTGGCGGCGTGCACCGCGGGCGCGATTTCCAAACCAGTGCAAGAAAAGTTAGCGAACTTCGTGCCTCAGTTCCTCAATGAACAAGGTCACAGAAGTATGGTGGGTTTGCTCACCACGGGCGCCGTCGCGGCGAGCGCGTTTTACATTATTAATAACTACGCTTAGATGTAAGTGTATCTCATATAAATCATAATTTTTATCAATGTTAATTATTGATAAAAAGTATTTAAATTCTGAATAATTGATAATTACTACGCATACTTGTGTTTATACATTTCGCCATCGTATGCCAATCTAGAAAGAAAGAGACTGATCATGAATCCCATCAAAGACAAACCCAATGTCGTACCCGTGCTCGCACTGTCCTTGCCAAAGTCACGCGCCGAATCTTTCACAACCCCTCCCGCTTGTACTATGGAATACATGAATAAAAATGTCAAAACAAGCGCTGTAATAAGAAACGCCCAATCGACCGCGATCGCATCTAAACCACGAGTCCCGCGCGCGATAGCGTTTAGAAGGACTGGTAAAATTATAGTGATGTGTAATAAATTCAAATTAACTTTAGTAGTTGGACCAGCTTCACTCCAAAAGTGTGGCATATAGATACTGAACATGGTAATTACCCAAATCGTGAAAAATTTCACAAGTTCCATCGTCGGACCTTCGATAGCCATTTAATGTACTCATACATTTTATTTATCCTGTACGTGTCGACCACAAAAATCGCTTTTTTGTGGAATCTCTTCATATATACCGATCGATATCGCTACATCCCTTAACTCTTTATATTTATCCCAGTACTTCGTATCGTGTGCGTAATTTTTTACGGTCGAGTGTGCGAGCTCATGAATCAACACATGCATGATCTCATTGACACTGCCATCGATACACAAACCAATCGCGTCACCTTTATTCAGGTTATATCCTACGGATCCACCAGAGGCGACTGTGTGCGCCGTTATCGGAATCATTTTGTGGAGGTTTGGGAATGTATCCGTTTTTATGAGGTGTTCCCTGAGTTTCGCGTATCTCGCTTTAACTTCAATTAATTTAGTAGGCTCGCGCGCGTCTCGAATTATGAACGCGCTGATGACAAGTAATAGTATAATAAGGATCATGTCTACTATACCTAGATATATAAATTATTTATAAACAAATATAAATTTCGCGTACAGATTCGAGATAGGATTCCCACACAATGGTTCCCAGAGGTGTAATCTAAATCCTAATTTTTCCATGCGAGTCACTAACAAATCCTTATGTGCGATTGGTTCAGCCTTCGCGCCGTCTGCGTAGTATGGTGTTCCCTCTAAATTGACAAATATTTTCTCACCAAAATCACCTGATGACGTGTTTTTCATTACGAAGAAGCTCCCAGATGCATGATTTATCGGTGTATTAAAAATAATCTTTTCCGAGTCTGGTATTATCCCAATAAAAGATCCACCCACCTTCATTTTATCCGCGATGAGCTTGGTCGTATCTAAAAATATTTTTTTAGATGTGAATATATATTGAAGACTAAAATTATAACATATGATATCGTAGCGCCTTTTCGGTACGACTGAAATATCACCGTGATAAAAGTTCACGCGGATTCGTAAATTCTTGGCGCGCGTCTTTGATTCGAGTAACGCTTCATGACACGGCTCACACATATTGATACTTACTCCCGTCGAGCGCCATTTCTGGAGATCGCCACCAAAGCCACTGCCAACATCCAATATTGATTGCCCCTCCCTGGCGGTCGATTGAATGAGGTCGCGCTTCGCATCGTTATGATATTTTCGAATCGCTTCCATTATATTTATATGATTTTTATGTTTAAGCATCTTACTTAGGTGATTCTAACCATCAAATCTTCACGATCGATCGAACCGACGTCCCAATTGTAAAAATGATAATGATTTTTCCCGGATCCCTCCATGAATTTACACGCGAGTAAATTGTTATCTGATACACCGACGTTTAGACAGTTATACACGTGAAACCCCGCATTCTTCGCCAATATGACAGAATCATTGAAACCATCGGGAGTATTGTAAAAGCAATACGCTTGATTGATTTCTATGCCGGTCTTGGAAGACGCGTAGGGCACGGAATAAAAAGATACGAATTGTTTTGTTTCATCGTCGATATAGGAATATATGATTCCATCCTTAGGCATGAGCCATCTTTGTACATACTCCTTTGTAATTTTTGGTGCTACTTTGAATCGAGAACAATATTTTTTCAATATATTAACTACGAATGGAACATCTTTTCGGAGCATTTTTCTAAAATTAGATTTACCGACGACGCTATTTTTATTTGGATCGGCGTTTGAAAAGAGGGCTTGATTGAGTCTCTTCACATCGATGAGTCTGTGCCAATATTTCGCCGTGGTAATCGAACCCGGAATATCATGAACAGCCGTAAAGACAGCTTCGTATATACCCCTCGTATTTGCGATTCTACGAATTTCGGAGATAAGTAATGGTGCGAATCTTTTTGATCGCATGGTCTCATCGACACATAAAAAATTTATTTGAATCACCTTTTTCACGTCATTTTTTACTCGCATGAATATTTCTGTCCCAGAGATGAAGCCAACAATTTTTTTATTTTCTAGAATCCCAACATACCACGCGGGGTCCGTCGCCCACTTAATAAAATCAAGTGAATATTTAAATTCAAAATGGTCATCGCGTATATAATTTTTTAATAAAAATTCATATATTTCATTCATTTCAATGTCATCGGACCAGACAAATCCACCCGGTAAATGTATTCTATCATTACTAGCGTCACACACGGGTTGGTTATCCCAAAATGGTCGACTACTCATATATATCATATTTGATGTCATTCTTTTAACTAAGTTAAAGCTTTGGTTCAATGTACAATTATAAACATGTCTCTCGAACAAGATTACACGACCGTACCTGGGCAGGTATTTGCCTGTCTATCCATCGTTGGACCGGAGTGCCCTCAAAAAAATGATAAATTCGGTATTAAGATCCGAGGAGCTTTCTCGACGCGCGATGAAGCGGCGAATCACGCAAAGAGGCTCCAAAAGGAAGATGACACCTTCGATATCTACGTCGTAGATATGTACAAGTGGCTTTTGATTCCACCGACCGCGGATTCAGTCAACGACGTTCACTACACGAATGAAAAATTAGAAGAGCTCATGACAGGGTATAGGGATAACCAAGCGATGGCGGCAAAGATGTTCGCGGAACGGAAGCGAGACATGATGGCGAAACCATCGGAAAATCTTACCGACACACCATTTATTAAGGGTGGTGATGAGAATTCTAAGTTCTACAACAAACCGGACGAAGCGCCGATCAGTCACCCAGCTGAGGTGCTCGAGCGGCTCAAGAAGGAAAAGCCGGACGCTCCAATGGAAGACCTCGTGAAAGAAGCCGATAAAATCGTTTCGGATGAAATGGCGGAGAGACAGAGGGAGCGCGAAAAAGACGCGGAATCAACGAACGCGCAAATCACAGAAGGCGGTGAAGTCGAAGAAGGCGAAGAAGTAAACTCCAAGTAATTTTTAATATCATCTATATATAAGTATGCTGAGCGCGATATCAATTATCTTAAACGCGATCACCATTATTATATTCATCGTCATACTCGGGTTAGTTTTGAAAGAACGAAAGATTCAGGAAACTAACCGGGACATGGTGTGTAACGAGGTCTCGACGGACGATGGGGCTGCGAGAATTGACTCTATCAAAGAGGAACCAATAAAGGACACTATCTATAATTATATAAAAGAGAACCAGAGTAAATTACGACAATACTTTACCCAGGCCTGAGGATCACAGGTTGCATTGTTTTACCCATGAAAAATCCCAATATAAAAGCCACAAATATTACAATATAAGCAGTCTTATCTAAATCATTAAATAAATCGATCTTTTGGACCTGTGGCATCGCGGCTTGAGGTGGAGCGGGAGGATAATAGTAATATTCATCCTCCGGCTGCTGCTGCGGCTCCGCGTGTTGGGGATGCATCTCATCTTCTTTATCTAAGATTTCCGGGTTATAGTCGATTGGATTCCCAATATCAGTTTCCATGATTTATATAAAAACTATTTATTTTTTTAAGCTCGTTATAACTCATCTTCATCTTCATCTTCATCTTCATCTTCATCATCGACGATGAAGTCGGCTAAATCGTCGTCATCATCGTCGTCCGAATCGGATCTAATAGATAAACCATCATCACTCGAATCATCGTCGTCTGTATCGTATTCATCGTCGGCGAAATCGTCTTCCACGTCTTCAATTATTTCTAGGCGTTCTGGAGCTTTAGATATCCTACCGGAGCGCGTTGAGACGGGCGCGGGTGCCAATTTCGACATTTATAGTAATGTAGATAACTTTTTTCGAAACGTGTCGCATTATAATTTATTACAAATTTTATCGGTTAACTTATGTTTACGATTCGCGCACCCACACACTTGTTCGATCGTCTTCCCGGTTATAGTAAAAGCTACCTCCTTCTCGCACGCGTCGCATTGATGATCCGTCTTTATGGAATACGCACCTTTCTTCTTTTCCTTTTTTAGTTCCGTCAGGTTCAACTCCGTCCGCGCGATGTATTTGTTTACGTATGTCGTTAAATCCTTTAAAACGTCGTCGCTCCGCTGAGTACCCTGTTGTTTTTTTGAGATTTCCTTATACTTCGTTAATTCCATTTTCTCTACGATCTTGGGTGTGAGCGCGAATTGACGCCCTGAAAAATCTTTACAAAATCCATAATGACGATCGCGCATCGTCTCGCATTTACAAAAACATTTTTGACGAATAACATTCCCGATTATGTGAAACCATACGTGATTCGACCCGTGAGCTCTTTTCGTATTTTCACAATATCTCGAGGTCGTCGCCACTAGGTGTTGATTTTGATGTTTATATATGTGTGTGATGATTGCTCTCGATTGACCCTCCATGTTTTTTTGGATGAATTCTTGAAGTGTTAGTATGACCGTGCGATCGGTTAATTCATCGTTGGTTTGGGCGCTAGTAAAAGCTCCTTCGGTTTTACTTTTAGAGCCGACGATAACCCGGGGTTCCGTACCGTCTTTGGTTCGTAGGGTTGCCATCCACATGATGTCGACTGTGGGATTGGATGAAATTTTTTGCATGAATCCGAGTACTCCCGATTTGTATAAAAAAATGGGTAAATATTCACCTTGGATTAGTCGTCCCTTCTCACACGAATCACATCCTTTCCCCTGACATTCCTTACAGTTGACCATCTTGTGTGAATATGGCATTCGAAATCCACTCCCCTTGGTATTTCTTTCGGAACTACCATACACAGATAAATCAACAATATCATTCCAATCCTTTGATCCATATACCAATTGGAGGGTTGAGATTATATGGTCCCTCAGAGCTAGAGCGGACGACCGATTCACCGGGAAATTTGGCCAATTTATATGAACACCAGTCTTAATATAGTCACCGTGTGGTTTCGGTTTCGCGACAGATATCAACGCGTCGCGTCCACCATATTTATATACCTTGTCACAAATCACTCGACATATTCGTTCGACATGTTCAACCGTCAAGGCTTCATCGTCCTTATAGTCGAGGTCTACGAAAAAATTATATGAATCGAGCGTCTTTTGTTCGACGACGTATAATTTTTCCTTTTTTATATATTCGATATACTTCGCGTAAAATTCGTTCAATCTATCGTACGGTACGTATAGAACCCCTTTGTCCATTAAAACGTGCGATGGATTGGATTTTTTTTCATAAAATCCATTGTTTTTACACCAGGATTTGAACATGATACTTACGTTACCATGTATTCATTCTTTTAATCCCCTTCATCATGATGTCTCCATATCGATGTTCGATAAGATACATCCGGGTGGATCTCTTCACCCTCCGCGAGTTCCTTTTTCAAAACTAAAAGTTCATAGACCTTATCGTCCTTGTGGATTTCTATGAATTTTTCAGCTCTTTCTACTGTGTACGCGTGTCGATTTACGAGACAATCGTGGATTTGTTTTAAAATATAATTCTTAGACTTCATTATTTAATACTAAATGTTTTTCTATCGAGAGATGTCACACACGCGTAAAATTCTGGATTATTAAGAACATTTTTTTGAATCCTATCCCACATTTTTCGATTTTTAAATTCTGGAAGAGTTTCGAAATTCATGAAATCGTTTTCATCGTGTGTTCTCTTGATCGGTTGTTTTTGAATTTTTCTTAAATTCATTTTTGTTTTTTCGTCATTAAACTTCCTGATGAGGTCTAATTGTTCTGGTCGCGAGTAATCGACAAAGAATACAAATACATTATACTCTAAATCAACTGTAGGACTCTCTTTTACTATAAATTTAAACTCTGTATATTCTCCTTTCTTGAGGGAAACGACTCCACGCGTTTCCTCTTCAAGCTCTCTCAACGCGCAACGAAGGGGGTTGTAGATTTCTCGTCGACGACATCCTCCTGTAACAAAGATCCAATCTTTGAATCTTTTATCCCTGACAACTAAGAACCGAGGCTTATCACCAGTAAACGTAACCGGAATAGCGATAGCTTTATATTTTTTCATTGCGATGTCGCAAGTTATAATTGTCAGATATGTTAATTATCCGCCGTCTCGGCGGTGGATTCGTCGGTTACGACGGTGGTTTCAGTCTCTGGTTCTTCTTTGATCAAGATAGTCTTCGCGGGTGTACGAGGTGGAGTCGCGAGTTTATTACAGAATTTTTTGATATTCACCAGTTCGGTTTTTGCTAAAGCAAATTCCTTATATAAGTAAGCGGTCGCAGCGAGGCACACGATTAGTGCGACGATGGTCAGCGTTTCCCTATCCAGTGAGAGCATTTTATGTAATAGATACGCGTGATTCTTTTAAGCATGTATAACACCCATATGTGTTTGGGTATTTTCGGGACATGAATACCCCTTTTGGGCGAATTGTATTTCGTTATAATGTCCATCTTTACATGGAGCATTTGGCATTTCGGCTGATGATTTTGGATCTACGTATTTGTTTAACGTTCCAGATTTTGGATCATACGTTAAGACAAATATGAATCCCAACAAAAATATCAACTTCAGTAACATTTACTAGTAGTGTGTAAATTAATTCGAATAGGTAAGACCACCCATACCATTCTCAATTCTTAAAATATTATAGTTGACAGCGTACATGTCGGTATCAAACGATCCCGAGGTGCTCAAGAGACGAGCCGAGTCGAGACGACTGAAGTTTAGCGAACCTGTTGGCTGCAATTTAGAGGTGTCGAGGCAGAATGGATACAAGAAACGAGCCTCATCGTCGTCATCGAGCGCCGCGAATGGGGTGTGGTAATAGAGAGTGGCGGACGTGTAATGGGGGGACGCCTTCTTCGCGTCACCAACATCGGTACCGTTGATTTGAAGACGAACTTCACCCGCGGCGACACCGACACCACCCGACTTATAGGTCGAGACGAATTTGACAGGGTGGTTGAAATTGAGTTCCTGGATATTGGATCCACTCTGGACAGCGCGTTGAGTTTGGGTGACGAGCATGTTTTGTGGGGTCGACGAGAGCGCCGTGCGTTCATCGGTATCCAAGTAGATGAATTGTGTGTGAACCTCGGTGTCGGACGCCGGGGAAGAACCCCACGTGATTCGAAGTTCGACGTCGTGGTATTGAAGCGCCACCAATGGAATGGCAGATTGGGCGTTCTCACAGAAGGAGAACCGGAGTGGGTAAAACGCCGCCTTGTCCGCCGACGCCGCGACGAGGGACTTGGAATACGTTTGACCCAAGAGCGCCGGAGCGATATAGAGAGAAAATTCCGAGGTTTGTTCATCAATGACTTGTCCGCCGATCAGTACCTCAACCTTCTTGATTTGTGCCTCCCATTGAGCCTTGGTGCGCTGGGTACCGGCGCGGTTGGAGATGTAGACATATCCGATCATATCACCTTTCCTCTCGAAGCGAACCGTCGAGATGCTCCCCGCGGATGGATTTCCCTGGAGAACCTGGGTTTCGACCGTTTGGGCGAAATTCGTGTGTCGTCGATAGTTCGACCTGAAGAAACTGACCTCTGGTTTTCCGACGATGTGAGCGTCTTGCGCGCCGACGGCGACGAGCTGTGCGATTCCGCCAGACATGTTGTATATTATAGTAAACGATTATTTTTTTTTGGATTTTATACTTTTTACATGTGGGATGCGCATGTAAAAAGTAATCTCACCCGGCAGCCGTATATTTGCCGACGATTCACCTGTGATCCCATGTTGATATGCTATACTCGACGCGTAAATAACTATTTATTCAAAATTATACGCAAATGTTCTTCGGCTTGTTCTTTTGTAATAAATGTACCTAGATGCTTGTGTTTATACATAACTTTCCATTTGTTATAAAGTTTAAAAACACACCCTACTCTTTTTTCTCTTTTTTTGTTTGTACCATCTGGTTTAATAAAATTTTCTGGATCTATCGTGTACTCTTTCAATACTTCTATGGCTTCTTCTTCTGTATTGAAAGCACCTTGAGATAAATACATGTATTTACTTTTGATTTTTACGACTGGTACATAACCGGTTTTCATTTTTTTAGCGAATCCCAAATAACCATCTCTATTAATTTTATAATTTATCATACCTTTCGATATATTACCCTTTAGTAAATCAGATAATTCCTTTTTATTATTACCACCTGCGGAACAATTATATCCATTGGGTGCCAGTGAATTGTAATGTTTTATCCAGTGTATCTCCCTTTCATCTAATAATTCATCAGAAACTTCTTCTAATTTTTCATATTTCATTTCATCTCCGTATTTATCTATTGCTCGTTTAAGTAAGGTGCAATTAGTTGAACTTTTTTTATGCCCTTTTATCCTTTCTTCAAGTGTATGTATAGTCTGACCTATATATACTTTATTTGAAGGGTTCGTTATCTTATAGATAATACCCATATATATATATCAATAGTTTTACTTCTTTAAGTATGGGACAACATATTTAAAAAAGTATTCTCACCCACAGAGATTCGAACTCTGGTTGATCGGTTAACAGCCGACATTCCTAAACCACTGGAAGATAGGTGAATATCCAGCCACCATGAATCGAACACGGGACAATCTGAGTTTTGATCACTAAATTAATAGTGTTATTTAGCTTTAATTACGCTACAATCAGATGCTCTACCAACTGAGCTATGGCTGGGGAGCTTCTACCTGGATTCGAACCAGGGATATTGGATCGGCTTCACATTTTGTCAAAGTCCAAGGTGATGACCACTACACCATAGAAGCTATGTTATCATCACTCTTCACTTCTTTAACCTCGTTAATACATTTAAATCTATAAATAATTAATGAAAATAGACCCGCCGATACGTTCGTTATGATCATCGGTATGATCGTGTAATGTATGGAATATATGAGACCAAAAATACTCGCCGAAAGATTCAAATGTAGAAATGAATAATTGATAGCCTTCGCGTCGCTGTTTTTATAAACGTGTGATATTTCGGGTATAAACATGAGTGCGATGATTATCGAACTCACGAGTCCTAAAACATCGATGGCATTCATTTTACTTGTTGACTCATGGGTTTAAACTTTTAAGTAAGTTTATTGCGATTCGTTCATCTATAAATATTCATTTACAATTATATATGGACGACCTATTCAAGGAAGAATTTGACATGTTAGATAAGCTCGACTGGAATTCTATGGAACACATCTTCAGACCACAAGACCCCGATAAAATCATAAACACCGATCCCGATGAAGATTTTTATATCACCAAGAAAGAAACATTCGGAGATCTACAAATACCGAGGAAATTACCATCAAAAACAAATAGAACCGTTCACAATGCAGGATTCGCCGGAGATATCATACTTCGCATAATAGATAAACTTAAAAAACATTATAACAAGTGCTTCGTTCAACACCGTGGTACATATAGTTATCAACCGGGTGGTAGGTGTGCCTGGCATACTAATAGCAATGCTCCCGGTATGCGGATCTATTTAACGTGGGCCGAAGAAGATAACAAAAGTTATTTTAAGTATTTTGACAATGAAACAAATCAAATTGTCACTAAATACGATAAGAAGGGGTGGCATGTAAATAAATTTACTATACCCCACGAGGGAAAATTATGGCACTTCGTAGGTAGTGATACGAATAGGAAAAGTGTTGGTTTTTTAATACCAGTCTAATGTAAATGACCTGGTTTTCAGAAAATGAATATTCACATCCATGTGTAGCATCCCTCGAATACGGTGACTGGAGAATAAATAATAAGTGTCAACGACTCATGTTAAAAGATATAGAACATCTATTGACCGATGACAGAAAGAAAACTATAAAACACGATGAAATCGCTTGGAAAGGATATAACTTAAGAGACCAAGACATTGGCTATAATTGCAACTGTTGTGGTGGTATCCGTTATAAATCATGTGATACCGCATACCCACCAATAATTGTTGAAAATATGCCCAATCCAGCTAACCGTAAATATCGCATGGTAGATGGCATACACAGAATGCAAAAGCTTAGATTGTCGAATGTCACGGAGAGTGACTTTTATGTTTTAGAATACACAGACGTTGTAGATAAATTAA